GTGACCAGTAAGTTTGGACGCATGAAACTGGCTGCTGACGGGACCCGTTTTGCACCGGGTCAGCCCATAGTAACGCCCAACATCATCAAAGCTGACCAGATCGCCGAATACCAGACGCTGGTGTTTAACGGTTACGCCCAGGATGCAGAAGCGTTCGCGAAAAATATTATCGTTGAACAAAATGCGTCCAATCCGAACCGCGTTGACGTGCTGTGGCCGGGAACGCTCATCAATCAGCTGCGTATTTTTGCGCTGCTTAACCAGTTCCGCCTGCAGGCTGAATCAACAGGAGCGTAAAAGATGGCCGGAGATACTTCTAACCGCATTGCGGGTACCGCCTATGTCACTGTAAACGGCGTGAGCGTGATGGTGGAGGGGTCATTCAAATATCAGCCTTCCACGGTAAACCGCACCACGCTTACCGGGATGGACGGGGTGCACGGATATAAAGAAAAACCGGTTGCCCCGTATATTTCTGCTCGTCTGCGTGACAGTGGTGGTACTAACGTAAAAGGGTTTAACGACCAGACGAACGTCAACGTGATCGCCGAGCTGGCGAATGGTAAGACCATCATCGGTCGTGCACTCTGGACAGTCAACGTTCAGGAAGTGGAAAGCGAGGATGCCGTGTTTGATGTTCGCTGGGAAGGTCGGGACGTGACGGAGAACTAAGATGGCAGAAATCGAACGCACCAAAGTTATTCCTCTTATCAAGCCGCTGGCAGATGAGGTGCAAAAAACGCGTTATGAACAGCTGGAGCTGAAGGCTCCGACACTCAGCCAGGCCGAGCAGTTTTATGAAAAACAGGCCTCGTCCACTTCACTGGCGGCGATGCGTTTGCTGATCGCACTGGTCACGGATACGCGGGAGAGCGTACTTCAGCCAATGGACTTTATCGACTTCCGTAAGTGCGAGGATTATTTGCTCGGTTTTTTGACCTGGAAGCCCTGACTGCCTGGCAGGAAACGGCCGCTGACGTCACGTTCTTTTTTCGCTGGACAGAGGACAGGGCATGGGGCATGACCTATGCTCGTCTGAAGTGGTGGGTATCGCAGGCCACCCGCATCAATAAACTCAGGAATACCAAACCCGATGAGTAATTCTTTCGACTTTGAGCTGGTGGCCGGCGATCAGGCGACGGAGGCCATTGAGCGTATCAATGAGGCTATCCGCGATCTGGAGCCTAAGCTGGATAAAACAAAAGAGGGGCTCCAGTTAGGAGGGCAAGAGACCCTCGATGGCCTTAACGGTTTTATCTCCCGCTTCGAAAATCTGTCCAAAAATGCCCGTGATAACGTGCAATATATCGGGGATATGGTCCCTCCTCTGAAAATGGTGGGGGAACTCGCAGGCAAACTGGGGGCGCTCGGGGTGGTCGGTGCTGCCGGGTATGGTCTGAAACAGGTTGCCTATGGATTCCGGGAGGCATCTCGGGAAGCTTACAACCTTGATACTGCAGCTAAAAATGCCGGTATGCGAGTTGATGATTTTTCCCGCCTTTCCGGGGCTATGCGTATTCTGGGGGCTGACGGTGATAGCGCAAATACCTCAATCGAGGGGATGGCTAAAAGCCTGAAAGAAGCTGCCAGCGGGGCGAATGGTCAGGTGCTGGGGGCGCTGGCGCAGATTGGCGTTCAGATCCAGAAAAATAACGATGGATCTGTCGATACGCTGAGAACGCTGGAATCAATCGCCAGGGTGTTCCCGACATTACGACCTGACCAGCAAAAATCGGTTTCGGATGCGCTCGGCCTGACGCCTGAGATGCTGGCGTTGATGCGAGAAGGCGTCCGGATGAAAGCGTTGCTGGCTAAATCGGATGAACTGGGTTTGACGGTTGATCCCGAGCTCAATCAGAAACTTTCCGCCATTAACGGCACGATGAATGAACTCGGTGCCGCATGGGACGGGCTGAAAAGTCGCTCTAAAAACTCGCTATTCAAAGGTCTGCTTTCTGATGGTTCGGTAAAAGACGGGCTTGAAGGAGTCACAGACTTATTCTCTCATGGTGACCTGACCGGGTTTTCACATGCGCTGGGGTTTGTCAGCAGCAAAGATGCCGATAAATTACGACGCATTCAGAGAGATAAAGCGCTGTATAACACGCTTACCCGGCGCGAGCGTGGGGCAGTTGATGCGGGCATTATGACGGATGCCGTCAGGCAGCGCTACGATGCGCAATACCGTCCTGGTGATCTGGCTGAGCAACTCAGTAATGACTTATCCATTATCCTGCCTCCGGGTTCAGCAACTTCGCGCGGGAATGCGAACTACAACCAGCCGTCAAACCAGGCATTGGGTCTGAGAAATAATAACCCTGGCAACCTGAGGGTAGCGCCTAATGCGACGGGTGTTAATCGTGGCTTTGTCACCTATGACAACAGCAATGATGGACTGGCGGCGATGGCACGGCAGCTGATGTTATATGGCGATCGTGGCAATAATACGCTGAACAGCATGATCCACACTTATGCGCCACGTTCAGAAAATGATACTCAGTCCTACATCAACTCCGTCTCGGCCGCTACGGGATTTCAACCTCAGCAACGAATGGATCTCCATAATCCTGAAGTGCTTAAGTCTGTCATGGCCGCCATGATTCAACATGAGAACGGTGCGCAGCCATATTCTGAAGATGATATACGGGCTGCAATTCAGACGGCCATCAGTGATCCTCGCTGGTCAGGTCTTCGTGATAGCAGCGCACTCAGCCAACAGAGACAGAACATCCTCGGGCCTCAGCCTGATACCTTTGACAGCTCTTCTATTCTGACTGCCTCAGGCAACGGGAGGGATACAGCCAGTGAAAACCTGACTCGATCCCTCAAAGAAGCAATGGCCGATCAGAAAATGAAGCTGGAAATCACTCTGGTGAATGACAAAGGGGAGAAGAAAACCTTTAACGTCCAGGATGACGGTCGAATAACAACCGCTATGAATTTCTAAATGCCATCAGCCGCCTTACAGGCGGTTTTTTTATTCCGGAGGCGTGATGCCAATTATCCAGGATGCAATCACTACCCTGATGGGCGGCAGCGCCAGTGATGACTGGCAAAGCCAGTTAAATCCCTGTTCTTTCCGTGGTGTGCCTTTTGCGATTCTTAACGAAGAGGGAAGCCATGGGCGCCGGCAGGCGGTCCACGAATACCCCTATCGGGACACGGCCTGGATTGAGGACATGGGGAGGGGAACACGACGTTTTATTATTCGTGGTTTCCTCGTTCAGAACAGCCTGGTTTACGGTGGTGGAGATGTTATTTCCCAGCGTCTGGCGTTGATTGCGGCGTGCGAGGAAAAAGGGAGCGGGACGCTGATGCATCCGACCCTGGGGGAGATGACGGTGTCCATTCCTGAAAATGGGCTGAGGATCTCCGGCTCCGCCGAGTCAGGTCGTTCTTTCGAATTCACCCTGATGGTGATCGAGTCCGGCCTCAAAGTTTTCGCTGTTACTGGCAACACTGCGTCGGGTGAGACGGTCAGGACCAACTATCTGAAGCTGGTCAGCACGGCAGTGCTCAGCACTATCGCCCGAGTGAAGAGTGAAATCCGTGGGGTAACGCAGGGGATTAACACGATTAAGGGAACGATCACCTTCTGGACCAGCATGGTGGACAGCACCATCAGTGAGGTGACCAACGTCAGCAACGTGCTGAGCTCAACTTTTGGTAATAATCGTTACGGTCGCTACAGCAAAGGGGCTATTGGAGGGAGTTCATCGGGGTTGAAAGGGGATCGGGATGCTGATGATACCGATGATTATCAGGCGCTTTCCGGTCAGGTCACCGCTCAGGCGGTTATGGACCGTCAGGGCGTGCTGGACAAAACCACTAATTTGAACACCTCGACGACCCCGGATGCATTTGTTCAGGGGGTTGCGGATGTCGTTAACGCTATTCTGGACAGTGCCGGTGGTGTGAACGACAAGATTTCGGCATTTGAGAATCTGGCGGCCTCGATCAGTACGGAATACCAACGCGCTGAGAGCAGCCAGCAAATTGCGGCGACGATAAACACGCTCATTGTCATTCTATGCAGTGGCGCCATGACCGCTGCCGCCGCAAACGCCAACCCGACCAGTCGTGATGAGGCGGAAGATATTACCCGGCGCGTCGCCACACAGTTGGATACGGCGCTCATTCTGGCCGGGGACCGTGGTGATGACGAACTCTATAACGCACTGATGCAGGTCAGGGCGTCATTCCTCAGTGCAATGGATCTGATTTCTGCAGGGCTTAGCGAGCTCATGCAGATTAATACCGCCAGCCCCTTGCCCGCGCTTGTGCTTGCGAATCGTCTTTACCAGGATGGCTCCCGCGCGAATGAGTTAATTCAGGAAGCCAACGTGCCACATCCGGCATTTATGCCGATAACCATGAGGGTGTTGAGATAATGAGCGATCAGGATGTCGTATCTCTCAACGTTGGCGGAAAAATCATTGAGGGGTGGGATTCGGTACGGGTGACCCGTGGGATAGAGCGCTTTCCCTCCGATTTTGACTTAGGCCTGATGGATTATTTCCCCGGCAGTGGTGAAAAGCAACTGGTGGAAGAAGGGATGCCCTGTACGGTCAAAATCGGTAACGATCTGACTGTCACCGGTTATGTTGATGACTGGTCGCCCGCTATTTCCCGCTCCCGGCACGAAGTCCGGGCGACGGGCAGAAGTAAGTGTGCGGATCTCGTTGACTGTTCAGCTGAATGGCCGAACAACGTTATCAACAGCAGTAACGCGCTGGAAATTGCGACCCGTCTGGCGTCGTATTATGGCATCTCGGTGACAACGAATGTGGATGACCTGGTTAAGGTTCCCCAGTTCACATTGAACTGGGGTGAGTCTCCGCAGGAAATTATCGAGCGTGTCTGCCGCTGGTCAGCGTTGCTTTATTATGACCAACCTGATGGAAACCTTCGTCTTACCCGCGTGAACGCTCGCCGGGCCGCAAGCGGTGTCGCTGAAGGGGTCAATATTGAGCAGGCATACTATCGCCGCTCCATGGCTGACCGCTTCTCTGACTATGTCGGCGTGTCCATGAGCATCTCCCCGATAGCCGGCTTTTCACCGGACACCGCCTATGACTCCGTGACGCTGGCCACAGCGCGAGATCCGGAAGCTGCCGATATGCGATACCGCAAACGGATCATTATTGTGGAAAGTACGCTGATGGCGTCACAGCAGGCTCAACGCGCCATTGACTGGGAAATGAACCGGCGTTACGGCCGCTCCCGGCAGTTGACCGTCACGATTGATTCCTGGAGGGACAAAGCCGGCGCACTCTGGGAACCAAATACCCTGATCCCGGTACACCTTCCAACCCTTCAACTCCCCGACACGGAGATGCTGATTGCGGAGGTGACTTATATCAGGGATGGCGACGGTACCCATGCCCGCCTCTACCTGATGCCGCCGGAGGCATTCGCCATTCAGCCATACGCCTTTTACCAGCAGATCCCAGGATTGAATCAATGAACCAGAACTTAAAAAAAGCCGCAACCCGTATTGCTGGGTTACTGGGGATTGGACGCATCACCAGTCAAAAAGATGGTGGTGTGGTTCAGGAGGTTCAGTATCAGACTCCTCTTGAGGTCGCCAGCGCCCCGCGCTTTGCTGATTTTGGTTTTTCTTCCGGTCTGCCGGCTGGCACGGATGTCGTGCTGGCGTTCCTGGGCGGTGACAGGTCAAGCCCGGTGGTTATCGCCACTAATAACCAAAAATATCGCCACGCTGATCTCCAGCCTGGGGAATCGGTTGTTTATAACCAGTGGGGTCTGAATATTCACCTGACGGAAAACGGCATTTTCATTGATGCCAAAGGGAAAAATGTTGAGGTCAACAATGCAGCCACTGTCACCATCAATGCCAGTGAAAGCATCATGGCCAACACGCCATTACTAAAATGCACGGGCGATATCGTGGACAACTGCGAATCGAACAGTAAAACGCTGAAACAGCTGCGTGATGCCTATAACGATCATGACCATGATGTGAAAGAAGTTCAGTCTGGCGAAAGCACCATCACCAGTGAAAAAACAGCGGAGCAGGTGATTGAGGCGGCCGAGGTAAACGATGAGTGATATTTCATCCTTCTGGAATGTCGATGAGATGCACGCTGACTGGCAGGAAAACTTCGGCGTGCTGACTTCCGGCAATGATATGCAAACCGCTGTTTTGATCAGCCTGTTCACAGACGGCCTTGCGCGCTCGGATGACCCGTATGAAGGTACTGACCGCCGCGGCTGGTGGGGAGATCTGGATAACGAGAAACCTATTGGTTCACGGCTCTGGTTATTGCGTCGCGAGAAATTGACTCGTGACGTTGCCATGCGGGCAGAACAGTACGCTGAAGAAGCGCTGGCGTGGATGAAAAATGACGGCATCGCCCGGGACATTCAGGCCACCTCGGAAATCATCTTCCCCAACAGGCTGAACTTAATTATCCGTTATCTACCACCGGACGGCGACTGGCAGGAGTTCAAATACTTCTGGTTATGGGAGCAACTGAATAATGCCATTTAAACGAAAAACACTCAGTGAACTGCGAACCGACAACCGGCAGTTCATGCAGGCAGAGCTGGAAAAGGTGGGGGCATTACTCCGCTTCGGGAATCTGAAAGTGCTGGCAGATATGGATGCCGGGATGGCTCACCTGCACTATGCCTACCTGGATTATATTGCCCGGCAAACGAACCCGTTTACGTCCACAGAAGAGTGGCTGG